CGATGTCCGACTCCGAGAGACGAGCAAAGGAGCTGCTCTTCTCTGCGGCCCCGAGCGCAGTCGAGGCGTTGATCGCCACCTTGAAGTCTCCAGACGAGGCGGTGAAGGTCCGGGCTGCGGCGACCATCCTTCAGAAGGTGTGGCCGAGCGGGGTCGAGTCCGAGGTCGAAGAGCTTCTGAATCGTCTCGCAAGACTGGAAGGCTCTGATGGCGCCGAAGGTGACAGCGGCCATTCAGCGGCGCATTGAGGCGCTCGAGAAGCGTCGAAGTGCGGCCGACGCCGTCTTCGACCTCTCGAGCATCCTCTTCGAGCGCCAGCTTCCGTTCGGCACCGAGACAGCGCGACAAGTCACCGCCGTCTGCACCCGACGCGCTGGCAAGTCGTACGCGTGCGCAGCGAAGCTCATCGACGTCGCACGCAAGAAGCCCGGTTGCGTCGCGCTGTACATCACGCTGAGCCGAATCAACGCCAAGCGGCTCGTCTGGGGCATCGTCAAAGAGCTCGCTGAGAAGCACAAGCTGGGCGCGAAGGTGTCGGAGGCCGAGCTCTGTCTCGAGCTCACCAACGGCTCGAGAATCTACCTCAGCGGGGCCGCGGACGAATCCGAGGTGGAGAAGTTCCGAGGCCTGGCACTCGGGCTCTGCATCGTCGACGAAGCGCAGTCGTTCCCCGCCTACCTGGCGAAGCTGGTGGACGAGGTGATTGCCCCCGCGTTGATGGACTTCGCTGGCCAGCTCTTCCTCGTGGGCACGCCTGGACCGGTGCCGGTCGGGTACTTCCACGACTGCTCAGTCTCGCCGACGTGGGCGCACCACTCGTGGTCGGTGGTGGACAATCCATGGATCGCGAAGAAGAGCGGGTTCACCCCTCAGGCCCTCTTGGCGCAGGAGCTCGAGAGGCGAGGGGTGACGGTCGACGACGCGTCGATTCAGCGCGAGTGGTTCGGGCGCTGGGTCCTCGACGCCAACGCGCTCGTGTTCCGCTTCGACCCGGAACGCAACGGCCGCTCGGAGCGCCGCGCGTGGCAGCACTACGTCATCGGTGTCGACCTCGGCTTCGACGACGCCGACGCCATCGCCGTGCTGGGGTGGCGCGATGACTCGCCAGAGATCGACCTCGTCGAAGAGTGGGTCGGGGCGAAGCAGTCGATCACCGGCCTCATGGAGCGGGTGAAGAGCGCCTACGACCGCTACCAGCCGATGGCTGTCGTCGCCGACACGGGCGGACTTGGCAAGAAGATCGCCGAGGAGATCACCCAGAGGACCCAGGTACCCATCGAGGCGGCCGAGAAGGAGCGCAAGCTCGAGCACATCGAGCTCTTGAACGACGCCATGCGCACGAGCCGCTTCTTCGCCCCGCCCGACTCACGCTTCGCTGACGACTGCATGCGCGTCGAGTGGGACCGGTCGAATCCCGAGAAGCCGAAGATCAGCGAGCGCTTCCACAGCGACATCGCAGACGCCACGCTCTATGCCTGGCGCAGGGCGCTCGCTTGGACGTTCGTTGAGCCGAAGGTGGCTCCTCCGAAGATCAACACGCCGCTGTGGTTCGAGCACGAGCATCACAGGCAGATGCAGGAACTGGAGGCCGAAATGGAGCGGGAGTTTGAGGCGAATCGACAGGCGAGAGCGGAAGCCGCTGAACTCGAGGGGTGGCTGTGAGCCCCGACATCGGCAAGATGACGGTCGAGGAGATAGAGCACGCCGCCCGCCGCGTAGCTGTGGCGCTCGCAATGCTTCGTTCTGCGCAGAATGGACCGACACCACGCCAGCGCATGACCGGAGGGATGACGGTGACCAAGGGGCTCGGAGACCGAGCCAGATCCTTGCGCGTCGATGCCGGACACTCACAGCAGGCACTGGCGAAGCTGGCTGGGCTCGGGATTCAGGCTGTGGTGATCCTCGAGACCCAAGACAAGGCGAGCCCCAGGACCCTCGAGAAGATCGGCCAGGTACTCGGCGTGAAGCTGGGTGGCCCGAGATGACCGAAGCCGAGCGCTTCAAGCTGAGACAGGAGAGGCGTCGAGCGCGCGAGCAAAGGATCGATGAGGAGTACGACAAGAAGGAGCGACTCAATGCGAAGAAGAGATGGGGAATCCAAGTGAGCCCAGAGGACATCGGTAGCATGACGGTCGCAGAGCTCGAGGCAGCCGCGTCGCGCGTCGCCGCGGCGTTGGCGGTGTTGCGAGAGGCTGGGGCATGGAAGCCGGCTGCCAACGGCAAGCACTTGCCTGTGCCGGTGACCTACGAAACGGGTCCCGACGTGGGATCGGTCGAATCACCGGCCCCACAACGCCCGCCAGCCCCCGCGGTGCGCTGGTCTCCCTCGGAACTCGCCGAGCGCGAGCGACTCCTGAAGGCGAATCGCCCCGAGTTTCCACCCGAGATTGAGGCGGCGGAGGGGACATGAAGACCATCCAGGCCAAGACGCTGACCGATGCTGATGTGCTCAAGGTGATTGCCCGTGTCGGCGGGTCGCTGTTCGCCATTCAGGACGCGTTCGCTCCGATTCCGCACAAGGTGGTGCTGGCCAAGCTGCGCTCGATGGTGAAGCGCCAGCTTCTCGACGGGTGCGACTGCGGATGCCGGGGCGACTTCAAGCCGAGGGCATCATGAACGACACCGAGAAGGCGTTCCACGAGCGCGCAAAGCAGGTCGCGAAGGCGTTGTCGCCAGAGGCCCTCGAGGAGTTGCGTCAGACGCGGCGAGGTGTCGAGGCGATGCTTGGCACCAAGGATGTACCGGACGAGTTCCCCGCGGCGCTGAAGCGGCAGATTCACGAGCTGATCTTCAGGGCTCTTTCGTGGGAACTGGTGGCCACGGAGTACCGATTGGGGGCCGGCTGGTTTGTGGAGCAGAACACCAAGCGCATAGCCGAGCTTCATGCGCTCCTTGGGAGCGAAGAGGAACAGTTGATGTGCGGCTATGCCGTGTGGGAGGCCACCCGCGCCGAGAGGGACGAGCGAGAACGCCTCGAGGGATGGGTGACATCATGAACGGCGACCCAATCGGCAGCGAATCACCGCGCGGGAAGTCGCGCGAGAAGCGCATGGGGCGGTACGACGGTGGCTTCACGCCCAGCGAGCAGCGGCTGAAGAACCAGCTCATGAAGCAGTTCATGCGCGGCGGCGGCGAGGGCCCCGGGGGCAACTCCGCCGAGTACCGCGCCAACTACGACCTCATCGACTGGAGCCGGTGATGCCCGACCACCAGCTCGCCCACCTCGCCGACATTCTCGACCTGCTTCGCTCGAAGGGCGTGCGCATCTACCGAGAGACAGCGCACGGCATCGAGGTCGAGTTCGAGCCGAGCATCGACCCTCGCCCCGAAGCGAAGCCAGCGCCCGACCCCGACCGATGTGCGTGCGGCCACATGGCGCACGAGCACGGCGACGGCGGGCTCTGCTTGCACGGCTGCGACCCGAGCTCTTGTTCACCACCTGAGAAAGGGACATCACCGTGAGCGACTATCGAGACCTGAAGCCGAAGTCGGGACAGAAGCCCCACCGCGACGACCGCACGGACATCGAGCGGGGCGTGCGCCGCGACTGGTGGCGCCTCGAGGGTCGAGAGTGCGCCCGGTCCATCGGGTCGACGATTGAGAAGCTGCAGAAGGCGCAGACGGTGCGAATGCGGCAACAGGTCATCAGCCAGCGCCTCTACGGCTCCCTGTCGCTGCCGACGAGCGGGGCCTACGCGCGGGTTCAGCAGGCGGCCACAGCGCAGCGCGACCGGGTCACGTACAACGTGTGCCAGGAGGTCGTGGACACGCTCACCGCGCGCGTTGGAGAGACGAAGCCCCGCCCCTACTTCCTCACGAGCGGCGGGTCGTACAAGCAGCAGCGCAAGGCGAAGAAGCTGAACCAGTGGGTCGAGGGCGTCTTCTATGAGGAGCGCGTCTACGACAAGGGCTTGGACGCCTTCCGCGACGCACTCGTCGGAGGCGATGGCTTCCTCCACGTCTTCGGCCAAAATGGCCGCGTTCGTGTCGAGCGCGCCCTGGCCACCGAGCTGTGGATCGATGAGGTCGAGGGGCAATACGGGGCGCCAAGGAACATGCACTGGTTGAAGCTGGTCGACCGCGACGAGCTCGCCGGCCACTTCCCAGAGCAGAAGGACGCCATCATGCGCGTCTCGAAGGACACGCGCGGCGTGTTGACTGAGTCGGTGGCCGACATGGTGCAGGTCGCCGAGTCGTGGCACCTGGGGAACGAGAACGAAAAGGGCGAGCTCAAGGGCGGGAAGCACGTCATCAGCCTTGTCTCGGACGAGACGCTGCTCACGGTGATCGAGGACTGGCCCTTTCCGTGGTTCCCCTTCGCGCGCATGACGTGGTGCCGGCGCCCCATGGGCTACTGGAGCCAGGGCCTGTGCGAGCAGCTCCAGGGCGACCAGATCGAGCTGAACTACGAGCTCCAGCTGATCCAGAAATCGATGCGGCTCGCGGGCAGCTTCAAGATCCTTCGTCAGGCTGGCAGCAAGACGGTGAAGGAGCACCTCAACAACGACGTCGGGACGATCATCGACTACGTGGGAACGCCCCCGCAATACATCACGGTTCAGCCCATCGACCCGATCTGGTTCCAGAACACGCGGGAGATCATCGAGCGAGCGCGCAACAAGTCCGGCGTCTCGCAGATGTCGGCGCATGGGACGAAGCCCGCGGGTCTCAACAGTGGCGTCGCGATTCGCGAGATGGAGGACGTGGAGAGCGACCGGCACCGCACCACGCAGCGAGCGAACGACAACCTCTACCTCGAGGTGGCCAACATGGCCGTGGCGCTCGCGGGTGAGCTCGCCGACGCTGGCGCTCTTCGCCCGGTGCGGTCGCCGTCGAAGACCTCGTTCACCGCCATCGACTGGAAGAAAGACATCAAGGCGGTGAAGACGGACGAATTCGTGTTGCAGTGCTTCCCCGTCTCGAGGTTGCCGCGCGACCCAGCGGGGCGCCTGCAGACGATTCAGGAATACATTCAGGCGGGCATGATCACCCCCCGCCAAGGCAGGAAGGCGCTCGACTTCGCCGACCTCGACAGCATCGAGTCACTGGCGTCGGCACAGGAAGACCTCGTCATGCGCAACCTCGACGCCATCGTCGATGACGGCGAGTACCAACCCCCCGAGCCCACCGACGACCTGCAGCTGAGCAAGGAAATGATCCTCGAGTACATCCAGCGCTACCGGCTCTTGGGGCTCGAGGACGAGAAGCTCGACCTCTTGCGCGACTACAACGCCCAGCTCGAGGACATGCTCCTCACCGCCGCAGCTCCCCCACAGTTGCCCGCTGTGGCACCGGCAGAATCTGGGGGCCAGCCTCAGGCCAACCCGATGCCGAGCCCCACGTCGGAACTTATCCCGAACATCCCCCAAGCCGCAGCCTGAGGATACGCCATGCCCGACCCCACTACGCCCGCCGCAACGACAGCCCCTGCCTCCGTCACGCCCACAGCTCCGGCGACACCAACGCCCCCAGCTGCCGAAGCCAAGCCGGCCGCACCGCCCGATGCCGACATCGCGCAGAAGTACCGGCGCCTTGAGGCCGAACACCAGAAGAAGCTGAAAGAGCAGATCATCGAGCGGCGGAAGTGGGATGCCGACCGGAAGACCACCGGCGAACGTCTCTCGAGGCTCTCGGAGCTCGAGAAGCGCGAGTCACAGGCCCGCCTCAACCCGCCCGCCTTCCTCAAATCGATCTACGGGGACAACTGGCACGAGGTGGTCAACGAATCGAAGCTCAACGGCGTCCCACCCGCCGACCTGATCCAGTCAGAGATGGCGCGCATGCGAGACGAGTTCGAGCAGAAGCTGAAGGCTCGAGACGACGAGAGCACGTCGCGGCTTCAGGCGCAGCAACAGCAGGCGCTCGACCAGGCCCGGGCCAACATCCGCATGGAGGCCGAGGAGTTCTACGCAACCTCGGGCGCTGACTACCCAATCCTCGAGAGGCTGGGCGGAAAGGAAGCCGTTGCCCGCGCCATCGCCCAGCGCATCGAGTCGGAGTTCCACGCCACGTCGCGCCGCGACGAGTCCGGCGCGGTCGTCAGGCAAGGCAGGGTGCTCACCACCAAGGAGGCGGCGGAGCTCATCGAGGGCGAGATGTTGACTGTAGCCGAGGCCGCAATGAAGGCCGAGAAGTACAAGTCACGCTTCGCCCCGAAGCCCCCAGACTTGACATCCGAGAAAAAGTCTGAAAGCCTCAAACTCAAGCAGAAGCCGAACGGTGAGCAGCAGCCTCAGAGTAATGGGCAGCAGCCGCGCAAATCGCTTTCAAACGACATCACGGGCTCGACCAAAGATGATGCCCCGGCTCGCCTGACTCCCGAAGAGCGCCGACAGCGAGCGCTCGCCGCGTTCGCCGCGGTGAAGGAGAGGAAGGCCGCGGCACACCACTGAGGAGAGCCCTCACCGCGCCACGGGCGCTGAGGCTTTTCGATGGGTGCATATTTCGATATGGCGGCTGGCAACGCGGCCCTCAGAGAGCACTACGACGATCAAAAAGTTGAGAACTTGGCCTACGACGACAACCCGTCGTTGGCCATGATTCCGAAAAAGACCGACACTACCGGAAAGTATTGGCCGGTTCCGGTCGTCTACGAGGTGAGCCAAGGCTCGAGCAACAACTTCGCGATCGCTCAGGCCAACCAGTCGCCTGGCCTCCTCGCCGAGTTCATGGTCACCTTGAAAAAGGACTATGCCTTGGCGACTCTGGACAACCAGGCGATGGAAGCTTCGGCCGACAACGCGGGCGCGTTCATCGACTTCTCGACGCTCTTCGTCGACTTGGCGATTCAGTCGGCGGCGTTGCGATTCTCGACGGCGATGTTCCGCGGGGGCACCGGCTCGCGCGGCGGGATCAGCGCCATCAACGCGGGCGTCATCACGCTGACGAACGCGGCCGATGTGACCCAGTTCGGGATCAACATGGTGCTCCAGGCGAGCTCGACCGACGGCGGAGCTCCTCGAGCGGCTCTGGGCTACGTGGTGGCCCGCAACGTCATGGCCGGGACCATCACCGTCTCGGCGGTCGCGCAGGGCGGTCCCGCTGGCTCCCCCGCGCTCTGGGCGGCCAACGACTTCTTGCTCATGCAGGGCGACTCGAACTCGTCCATCAGCGGCTTCTCGGCGTGGCTGCCGGCCGTCGCTCCGGGAGCGTTCGACAACTTCTACGGCGTCAACCGCAGCGTCGACAGCCGACTCTACGGGCTCTACTACGGGGCCGGCGCCCAGCAGCCGGTGGAAGAGGCCATCATCGACTCGGCGTTGCTGGTCCGGCGTGAGAAGGGCCGTCCGAAGCACCTGATCTACAACTACGGCACCGAGGCCGCGCTGCTCAAGGCGCTCGGTGCTCGCCGCGAGTTCGTCGACTGGGGCAGTGACGACATGGAGATCTCGTTCCGCGGCGTGAAGCTCCAAGGCCCCGCGGGCCCCATCGAGTGCTTCGCCGACAGGAACTGTCAGGCCGCCACCGGCTACCTGCTCCAGATGCCAACCTGGAAGTGCTTGTCGCTCGGCCCCGTGCCGAAGATCTTCAAGTACGGCGATGGGCTCGAGATGTTGCGCTTGGCCAACGCCGACGCGAGCGAGGTGCGCGTGGGTGACTACGCCAACCTCAGCTGCAACGCCCCCGGCTGGAATTCTCAAATCGCATTCGGCGTCTGATCGAGGCACGCGATGGCTGACCGAAGCTTCATCGACAAGTCATACCGGCTCGTGAAACGGCGCGTGGATCTCTACGCTGCCGTTTCGGTCGGGGCCGCAGGGGCCGTGACGCTCCTGAAATGGAACTACCCCACGTTCGGCGCCGGGCCCAACGCTCGCACGTACACCGCAGCCCCGCTGGCGAACGCCCTGCCTGCCGGGGCACCCTACCCGCTCCAGTATGGGTGCGGTGCAGAGGGGGTTCGCAGCGTCACGCGCACTGGCGCCGGGCAGTGGCTGCTCCAGCTTCAGGACAACTACCAGCGCCACTTCGGCGTGGGCTTCACACTCGAGATCGCAGGCGGCGTCACGGCCGGGCAACTGGCGATCAACAGCACCACGACCAACTTCGCTGCGGCGGGCGGGACGATCATCGGGCTCACGACGATCATCGGCGGCGTTGCCGCCGACCTCGCGGCCGGGACGATCGCGAACCTCCGCATCTTCCTCGCCGACGCCACGGAGCCCTGACCATGCCGCTCAACTGCCAGGTGTACGTCTACCCCTCGGCAAAGGCGGGCGACCAGCCGGTCGCGGTCTACATCACCGCGACGAACCCGGGGGCCGTGCCCATCGCGATCACCGGGGGAGAGCTCGAGGTGACCCAGCTCGGCGACGGGACCACCGTATCGTGCGCCAAGCCGGCGCTGCCCCTGGGTCCGGGCATGCCCACCGCGGTTGCCGCTGGAGCCACGGTATTGATCGGGCCGGTGACGCTCGCCGTGCACTCGAACGCCGGGGCCAACTCGTACCAGAGCCCGAACGCCCCCGTCATGCCTCAGCCCAGCGAGACTCGAGGTGAGGCGACGTCGAACAAGTATCCCCAGTTCACGGTGCTCGTTGGGGCCACGCTCTACGGGTCTGACCACTCCATCAATGCCGCGGGCACCGCCCCGATCTTCGTCGACGTCGTGTCTCCGCCTCCGCTGGGCTACCAGGGTGGGTTCCTTAGCCTGTCGGCCCCCAACAACCTCGTCACCTTCCTGACAGGGGTGCTCTGATGCCCTTCGTTCTTGCGATGTCCCGAGGTTTCGCCTGGTCCGACTCCGCCAACGGGCGGCCGAACACGGTGCTTCTCACGGTGACGAACCCGGGCGCCGCGGCGCTCACCGTCACCTCGCTCTCGGTCTACGAGGAGTCGAAGTCCGGCTCCCGCGTCGACCAGCCCAGCTACCTGCGGCCGAACCTGCCCGCGGGTCTGGGCAACCCCGTCATCGGCCCAGGCTTGTCGGAGACGTACCCCTTCGAGGTCGCCTTCACCGTGCCGGGCTACTCGGGCCCCAGCCCTCAGGCGCCGGGCGGTGCGCAAGGCGTCTTCGGCCCGCCTCGAGACACCACCGTCACGCTTCGTGCCCAGTGCCAGTCTTCAGACGGCGTCGTCTCGACCGTCGCCCAGCCGTTTCCGGTGCTCAGCACCGTCGCTCCGTTCCCCGTGGCCCAGGGCGGTGCGTTGCAGTTGAGCTCGGGCTTCAACCTCATCAATCTCGTGACGCTGTAAGGAGACACTCAAATGGCTTGGACCCCTCTTGTCGTTCGAGACGGAAACAACGTAGCTCAGTCGATCGCCGCAACCCAGGACCCCTCAGGCTTCCACGCGAGCGTCATCTCGCTCGACTCGGGCAAGGCCACCTACCGAGTCGCGGCCAACTTCACCCCGTTCGCCACGGCCGCCGTGTGCCTGATTCGGATTCAGGGCAGCGCGACCAGGACGGTGCGCATCAAGCGGATCGCTGTCGGAGGCGTCTCGACCGCGAACGCCCAGAGCATCTACCAGCTCCTGAAGACCTCGACCGCTGGAGGTGGTGGAACCGCCGTTACGCCGGTCGCCACCCCGCTCGATTCTGCGAGCCCAGCGGCCACCGCGGTCGTGAGGCACTACACCACGGCTGCCGAGGCGACCGGCGCAGCCATCGGCGGCCCCATCGCGATGGCAAACGTGCAGACCGGCGTCGTGACAACGCCAACCGTCAACACGCCCCCACACAACGTTCTCTTCCCAGAGATCGGCACGACGATTGGGCAGGCGATCGTCCTCAGGGGCGCGGCGCAGTTCCTCGAGGTCCAGAACGTGACTCCGGCGAACTTGTCGGCGGCCACTGTGTTGTGTTACGCCGTCGAATGGGAAGAGGACGCCTCGTAACCTCTCCCGCGGGGCAGAATGGCACCGGGCGGCTCTCCCTCCCGTAGTCGCTCGGTGCCGCAGTACTCGCAGCAGCCGTAGGGTCCCATCCTCAGAGGTGACACCTTGGCTACTCAGCCTTCCCCGCTCCCAGACGCGTCGAGCACCACGCGCGGAGCGGTCTCCACTGGCCCCCAGACGCTCGGCACCGGGGAGAAGTCGGCGGATCAGATCGCCACCCCAATCGTCCGCGTCAAGCACAGTATTCCGGCTGGCACGGCTGGCACGAATGAGGCGCAGCTATCCGCCAGCTTCGGCGTGCTGATGGCCAGCGAAGACGCCGCCTTCGACCCGAATTTCTATCCGGTGCGCAGCTACTTCCCTGCCGTCATCGGGGTCACCGACACCACCGTGGAGCTCGACACTCAGGGCGGCGTCGTGAGCTTCCTCCCGCTGTCCACCGTCGCGCTCACTGGCAACCTGATTTTGAGTGGCGGTGCGATGGGACCGGTCACGTTCTCAACTCCTGGTTCGAACGGAATCGTCACGATCGCCATCATGCAGGAAACGCCAGGATCGGGGTTCACGGTGACGATGCTTAGCGGCCCGCTGTGCATACTTCATGGGGGCGGAACGGCAATCCTGAAGCTCTACGACTCAATCACGCTCGCCTACTGCGTCGGTGTCGGCATGTGGGTTGAAGTCTCGAGGAACATCGTATGAGCGCCACCGTCTTCGCGGCCTACGACGCGGCAACCGGCAACCCTCGCCCGGGGCTACTGCCGGTCTTCTCGGTCTACCGCTCGATCTCCGGCCCTCGCACCCCGCCACTGATCCGCGACCTCGGCGGAGGCCTCTACGACTTCACGCCTACCTCTGCCGACGTCACGGCGGGCACTGGCTGGGTCATCACGCTCAACCCGGCGCTCCCGGCCGCGGTGGTGCCACCGTACGCGAGCGGCGGCGTCGGGTACGATCAGTTCCTCGGCTTGTACAACGCTGGTGGGGTGCCCACGGCCGGCCTCACCGCGGCAATCGCCTCATACCGCAGCGCAGTCGGTGCCCCTGTCGTGCCAGTGCCTGCGGTGCTCGACCTCGGCGGCGGGCTCTACGCCTTCAGCCCCACTGCCGCCGACCGCGCGCTCGATGTCCAATACGAAGGGGCCACCGTCGCCCCGGGCATTCCCGCGCGGTGGTATGGGTCCGTCAACGACTTCACCGGCCCGCCGCCGGCATTCATCGGCGTCACGCTCCTCGAGCTCCGCACACGCTGCAAGCAGGAGTCGGACAACGCGGGCCAGTCGTTCATCACGGACTCTGAGTGGGACACGATGATCCGCGCCTCGTATCAGGAGCTCTATGGGCTCATCGTTTCGGCCTTCGGCAACGACTACTTCACCCAGTCGCCCGCATCGGGCTTCACGATCACGACCGACGGCGTCAATGAGATGTTCGCGCTGCCCAACGACCTCTTCAAGCTGCTCGCGGTCGACATCCAAGTCACAGCCCCGAACTACTGGGTCGCACTCAAGCCGTTCCAGATGGCCGAGCGAAACACGTTCGGTTTCCTGGGTTCGATGATTCCGATGGCAGGCCAGACGATTCGCCTGCTCTATGTTCCGCGCGCGACGCTGCCCTACGCGGACGCCGATGTCATCGACGGAGTGAACGGGTGGGAGGAATACATCGTCGTTGACGTGTGCATCAAAGCCCTCGGCAAGGAGGAGGCAGACGTCACGCTTCTCGACAAGCGCAAGAGAGACCTCCTCGAGCGCCTTCAGGGCGAGATCACCAACCGCGATGCTGGCTCCCCCGCGTGCGTCGCCGATGTCCAGAGGCGCCGCGGGCGCTCGATGCGCTACAGACTCAACGGGAATCAGCTGTGGCTCCGAGGAAACGGCATGCCCGCATGGGGCCCAGACGGCGCAGGCAACGACTACGGTGATGGAGGGTACTGGTGATGGCGTCGAATGCGCTCACCAACCTTCGAGGCAAAGACCCGGGCGCCAACCGCCAGACGGACGCGATCTCTCGCCTCGTGGAGCCGGTGGCCAAGGCGGTGATGGCAACACCCATCATGGGATCGCCTCCGCCTGCATGGATTCGCCCGCCTCTTGAATCAGGCTTCTTCGATGCTGGCGGCGGCCAATCTCCAATGCGATACCATAGAGACGTGCTTGGCTACGTGCACGTGCACGGTTACGTTACCGCTGCAGGTGGAGCTCCGGCCGGGACGGTCGTGACGACCATGCCACCGGGATATAGGCCCGACCTGGAGTATGGGTTTGTGGTCAACAGCTCAATAGGATTCAACGTCGTTGGCCTTCCAGCAAGTGGCCGCATGTATGTTGTTTACGCATTAGCGCCAGGTCAAAGCTTGGTAATTTCCTTCTCCTACCTCGCGGAGCAATGAATTGGGCGCCGAAGGACTAGACTTCCAGATGGTCTCGGTGGACTTCACCGGTGGCCTCGACACGCGCACGAACCCGAAACTGAGGGTGCCGGGCAAGTGGGATCTGTTGACGAACTGCGTCAACTCGAGGGACGGGTCGATCTCGAAGCGTGACGGCGTTCGCGCACTGGTGTCAGACCTCAACGGCCATGGGCTGGCGACGTTCGACGACGAGCTTCTCGCCATCAACGGCACAAACATCTACCGAACCACCATCAACCCGTCGGTCGGGGCCGCGTTGGTGCCGGGGCAAATGCCCTGCATGCACATCGAGAAAAGGAACGTGGCTCAGTCGGGCAACACGCATGACTCGGTGGACTGCGCCTATGGCGTCGGGCTCGAGGTCTACGTCTGGCGCGAGTATTCGATCGCGACCTCCGCGAACCTCGGCGTCTACTGGTGCGCGGTCGACTCGTCGACTCGAGCTCTCGTTGTGCCCCGCACCCTTCTCTCGGCGACCGGCTACGCGCCCAAGGTGGTGGCCCTCTCGGGCTCGTTCATGTTCTTTTGGTTTCAGGGCGCTGGGCCGGTGCTCCCATACGCCCAGGTCTACACCCCGGGCACGGGAGTTGGGGCCCCAGCCGCGCTCGGCATCGTGATCGCAGCACCGACGATCGCGAGCTTCGACGCTGTGGCGTTCGGCTTCGACGGCGTGACGAACTTCGTCGAGACAGCGGCGCTCTCGTACGTGTACGCAGACGGCGTGACGTCGGTGCGGTGCAGTCAGGTCACCTTCAACGAAGTCACGCTCGTTCCGGCCGTGATGACGACGACCAACCTGATCACTGAGGTGCAGGCCCCAAACGCGACCATCTGCGGGCTTGGCCTCTCGGTTTCGGGCGGCACGTCCGGGGTCGCGGCGTACGCAGTGACGGCGATCGCGAGCCCCATAAGCGGCGCCGTGCTGAGCGGAGTCGCCGGGGCTGCGATCAACGACGCTTGGGCCGCGTCGGCAGCCACATCGATCGACTGGGTGACAGCGATCTTCACCACCCTGCATCCAACGCATGTCACCGGCATCCGGCACCTGATCCACAGCCTGTCCGAGTGTCAGATCTACGTCGACGCGTTCGCCGACGTAGCGGTCCCAAACGCCGCGTCGGTGCCGATTCGGGCGTACTCGGTGTTCATGAATGGCCCCGGCTTGCCTCTGACGGTGGTGAGGTCATGGACCCTCATCAACTCGAACCTGGGCGTCAACGCTCTCACGGGCCCGTTCATTGCTGGGGCTCCGATGATCACCGGGACTCCGACCGCGGGGGCCTTCAGCAATCCTGAGGCGGTCGTTCTGCCTGTGCGAATGGATGCGCGCTACACCACCGCGCAGCAGTCGGGCGTGTTCTTGCTGGATGGGTCGACCGGAGAGGTCCTAGGCAAGGCGCTCTACGGAAGCGCGCTGGCCTACGACTATGGCGCGGCCACCGTGCCGTCTACGCCTCTCAGGACTTCGACACCCACGGTGGCCAGGTCAGGGATCGGGACATTCCTCCTCCCGGCCCTCGAGCTGGGGCACGTGACGCTACTTGCTGGGGCAAATGTCACGGAAAGCAACGTGTCGGTGCTCCTGGTGACCCCGAACGTCCCCATGGGCGCCGCGGCTGCCGACGTATGGGCACCGCGGCGGATTCAAATCGGCCGCTCGACGATGATCGCCAACGGGATGCTGTCTATGTACGACGGCGCGGCTATCAGCGAGGCAGACTTCAATCTCTACCCCGAAGGCATCACGGCTACTCGCTCGCCCGGAGGAGGAAGTTGGGCGGCAGGCACCTACGAATTCGTCGCGATCTACGAGTGGACCGACGGTCAGGGTCAGAGGCACCAGTCTGCCCCGAGCCCACCGGTTCAGCTCGTCGTCACGCTCAATGACACGGTCACGTTTCGGGTCCCGACGCTTCAGCTCACGCAACGCACCAACGTTCGGCACGTGCTCTATGGGACGCAGCCGAACGGCACCACGTTCAATCGATTCGGCAGCGCATGGGCTCCGGTGGAGATCCTCAACAACAAGGCCCTCTCGCACTCCGTGACGACGGTGCTCGTCGGCCCGCCCGCGAGCAACGAGCTTCTCTACTCGCAGCCGTTCGTGGCTGACACCACGCTTCCGAACGACGCCCCGGGTCCGTGCTCGATGGTCGGGGTCCACCAGCAGCGCCTGTGGCTTGACCTGACGGACCGCCAAGGTGCGTTCCGCTACTCGCAGCAACTGGTGACGGGCGTCGGGCTCCAGTTCAACGAGCTCCTCGGAGGGCAGCTGCCGGTCGAGGCTGGTGCGATCACCGGCTTCGCCTCGATGGACGAGATGGTGATCATCTTCTCCGACCGGAAGCTCTTCCGCATCACCGGCTCGGGGCCGACTCCGAGCGGGGGCTACAACGGCTATTCGGACCCGGTGGAGATCCCTTCAGACGTCGGGTGTTCGGATCCATCGAGCGTGCTCAAGATCCCCGATGGCGTGATGTTCCGCTCGGCCAAGGGATGGTACCTCCTCTCTCGCGATCTGTCGGTCAGGTACATCGGCGGACCAATCAAGCGATGGGACTCGGACGTCATCACGAGCGCGGTGCTGATGGAGGACAGGCAGGAGATTCGGATCAGCTCGCGCCTCACGTATGACCCGAACTGGTCTGGAGCGATCCAGTTCTGCTACTCGTACGTTGCCGATACGTGGAGCATCTTCACTGTGACTTCGTGGACTCGAACACCTGTCGCCGACATGCTTCAGGTCTTCGATGCTGTTTGGTGGCCCACGCTCGGCCGCTACGTGTCGATCGGCTACTACGACGGAATCAACCAAGACACTCCGGGCACCTACCTCGACCTGCCGGGCACCAACATCGGAGGCTTCGCAATCGGCATGTCGGCGCGCTCGTCGTTCCTCCACCTGGCGTCCCTCGAGGGCTTCCAGCGCGTGCGCTGGCTGTACCTCACGGCATCGGGGCCGACTGCTCCGGCCACCCAACTGTCGTTCCGCGTCGACTTCGACGACCTCTACCAGACCCAGAATCCTCCCGGGGCGCCTGGCTGCTACCTCACCTCGCCGCTCACGCTCACGACGATCCCTTTCGCCAACCCTGCAGCGGTCGACCTGCGGCACAAGTTCAGGCGCCAGAAGTGCAAGAGCGTGGCGATCACCGTGAATGAGAACCCCGTGTCAGCGGGTGCGGCGGGGCTCACCGGTTTCCAGGCGATGGCGCTTCAAATCGGCGCTCGTCGCGGCACCAACAAGCTTCCAGCGGCCCAAGGGGTGCCGTAAGCCATGCCCAGACGAGCAGACGGCACATGGGAGGACAAAGACGGCAACGTCGTCTATCGCACCGATCCGAACGACTCGGGCGTCGACCGCTCGAAGGCGACGTTCCGAGACGGCTTCTGGATCGACAACTCGACCGGGGAAAAGATCCCGAACAAGAACGACATGCCTGGGCGCGTGCCTGGGACCAAGGCCGGAGCGCCCGGGTCGACGGTGTGGCCAGACGGAACACCGGTCACGCCGGAGGAGCACGCCGAAATCAACAAGCAGGCCAGCGGGACGCCGACGGATCCCGGATGGCTCGACGTCGTTCTCGGAGTCGCGTCTGGTGGTCTTGGCACTGTCGCGTCCGCAGCTAGCGGGAAGTGGGCTGGCAATCCTCCCGGCGTGTCAGATGGGACCGAGCCATCGCCCGGGGCGCCGAACTACCACGTCACCGGCTCCGCCGACCCGTCAGGCGCAACAAACAATCTCCTTCCTGCCACAGCACCCGGTGCCGAGCTCCCGACGACCCAGGCGGACGAGGACCGGAAGCGGATGGCCGCCTACCTGGCGCAGCTGCAAGGCCAGGCGGCCACCGGCTCGGGCGCGTGGGAAGGGCAGCTTGCGCGGTCGACTCAGCAGGGCTCCGCCGCAGCGTCGGCGCTCGGGCAATCGGCGGCGGGGCTCGACCCGATGGCGATGAAGCGCAACATCGGCAACTCGACGGCCGGCGTGGAACAGCGTGCGGCGGGCCAGGCCGAGACGCTCAGAGAGCAAACGAAGCAGCAGGCCCAACAGCAACTCTCGGACATCAACGCGGCCCAAGCCAGCCTCGACGCACAGCAGGCGGCGGAGCAGGCGGCGGCACGTCAGGGACGACAGGAGGCAAACAAGGCAATCACCGACGAGGCGAATCGAATCAACGCAAACATCTACAACGGATATGTCCAGGCCATGGGCACGGTCGCGAGCATGGGGTCGGGCATAAAGGCTCCTGTTGCTGCCTCTGATGGCGGGACCGTTCCCGGCAAGGCGAAGGTGTTCGGCGACGACTCCGCCAACGACACCGTTCCGGCGATGCTGTCGCCGGGAGAGATCGTGCTCCCCCGCTCCGTCACCCAGTCGGGCAACCCCGAAGCCGCCGCAGCTGCCTTCGTCCAGGCCGTGAAGGAGCATCACGGGCACCACTTCGACGGTGGCGGGAAGGTGCCGGATGATCCGTGGGCCACCAAGCCCGACACCAGCGCAAGCGATGCGCTTCCGGTGCTCGCCAACGACCCGACGGCAGCGGGCGGCACCTCGACCGGGCAGGGCTACGTTTTCGGAATCACCACCCCGCAGGAAGCCGCGAGCGTGCGCAACGGCGGCCTCCTCGACACCACGGCCTACGACGCGAGCCGAACCGCGAACCTCGGGTCGACCCAAGCATTCCTCGACGCCTACGCCGGTCGGGGCCCGTCGGTGGCCCCTCAGGCGATGCAAGCCGCGACTGACGCAAACATTGCAGGCGCCCTGTCGGCACAGACGGGGGCTCGCGGGGCGGGGCGAGGCGCGGCGGCGGGGCTGATCGGCGGCCAGGCGGCAGAGGAGCTCTCGAGCGCTGGCGGCAAGGCCGCTTCGACCGCAGCCAACGAGGCGGCACGGGGCGGGCAGTCGTACGCCGCGGCGATCCAGCGCCAGCGCCAGATGGACTTGGCGTTCGCCCTCGCCAGGCAGCAGGCTGCGTGGCGGAACTCGATGATGAACGCCGGCATCGGGCTCCAAAACCAGGCCGCGATCCGGGGCATCATCGGAGGCGCGGGCCAGGCGTTTGCGGCCGGCGCTGGTGCGCTCGAGAAGCGGTTGAAGGCTCTGGACGCTGAGGCCAACGCGAACCTCGGAACTGCCGACTCTTCCGGGTCCGACCCGTGGGAGACGAACGATCCGTGGACGCAAGATGTCTCTGACGAGGGGGACTGGGGCAGTGACTCGGGCTCGGATTCGGGCGGTGATTCCCCGAGCTGGGCGAGCGACTCAGACACGGCCTACGCGGCGCACGGCGGTGAGATCCGGGCGCGCGACAAGGCCTTCACCCGCGCCTGCGGATTCGCCGACGGCGGTGACGTGCCCTACCCCGGCTTCCGAGGGGTCGTCGAAGCGGGCGAGACGCCGGAGCAGGCCGCGGCTCGGCTCGGCTACGTCTACAGCCCCTTCGGTGCTCGCACGCCCCCGGGCTTCCGCGGCGTCGCTCAGCCCGGGGAGTCGCCGACAGAGGCCGCGGCCCGGCTCGGTGGTGGACCTGGCCCAATGGAGGACGAGGCCGCAGGAAATGCGCTCGTAGCTCAATATCTCGGCGGCGCGTCAAGTTCGCCACCGGGCATGGTCGCCCAGATGGCACCAGGGGCCGCAATGCCGGTTCCGGGTGGTTCCGAGGTGGTTCCTGGAACCGCCCGACCTGCCGCACCAATGCCTGGTGTGCGCCCGATCGGAGCCCGGTCGGCACCCTTGCAGCCCGACAACTACGCGCTCGCGCAGCAGGCGATCTCCGAGCTGACCGCGGCCAACGAAGGGATCGGCCGAGCCCAAGCTGAAGCCCTTGTCGGCGCCCAGAAGGCACTTGAGCAGAAGGCGATCGAGCAAAAGGAGACCAGGGCCCGGGCGAAGATCTCAGCTGACGCGGACATGTCCCGCATCCTCGAGGCTCGCCAGGCCGTTGCCTCCTCGAGCTCCAGCATCGACCCCGGGCGCTGGTGGGCCTCGAGGTCGACGCCTGGCAAGATCGCCGCGGCCATCGGGCTCGCGCTGGGGGCCATCGGCGCGGGCAACGACGGCGTCAACCGGGCGGTTGGCATCATCGAAAACGCCATCGGGCGCGACCTCGAGGCGCAGAAGGCAGAGCACGAGATTCGGTTGCGCAAGGGGCAGATGGCGATCGACAGTGCGACCTCAATCTACACGCTCAAGCGACAGCTCGCCCAAGACGATATTGCGGCCAGCGATGCGTCTGCGGCGACCGCCCTCGAGATCGCAAAGAACCAAGTCGACTTGGCCACTGCCCGCGCTTCGAGCCCCCTCGCCAAGGCCCAGGGACAGATGCTCTCGGCACAGCTCGGGCAGAAGCGCGATGAGCACGACGCGGCGACGAAGCAGCGCTCGTTCGACAACTGGGTCAAGCGCGAGGACATGGAGACCCGACGCCTGGCGGCTGGGCTTGCGGCCGGAAAGGTCGACAAGACGATGCAGGCGAAGGTTCAGGCGATCGAGGCCGAGAACGAGACGATTCATAAAGCCGGCACGAATCTGCTTAAGCTGATCAAGGAGCACGGAACAGGCGACATACTCGGGCCCACCAACGCCAAGATGCGCCAGTTGGTCGACAACATGGCCACGGCCGCAGCCAAGCTCAAAGACCCAGACAGCGCTGCCCGAGAAGGCGAGGTCACACTCGAGCGCCGAAACATCTTCGACCCTGGCGTCTCGATCGAGAATCTCAGAGGAGGAGCAGAGGAGAAAATCAAGGCATACATGGCCAACGCCCAGACGCGTCGAAATGACGCGTACCGGATCAGAGGGCTTCCACTTCCTGGCGAGTCAGAAGGAGGATCGACGCCTTCGAGCGCGCAGACGGCGACCGGAAAGAATGGCGAGAAGTATCGCAAGCGACCTGACGGCAAGTGGGAGCTCGTCCAATGAGCAAGCCGCAGGTCTTCGATGAGCTTCCTCCGGGTGCCACCGTCGACGCTCCGGGCTTGGTTTTCGACGAGCTTCCTCAGGGAGCCACGCTCGATGCCTCGACAGGCGTCGACACGTTCCGTCAGCGCGGCGTCCGCCAGCCAGACGGCACCTGGATCGTCCCCACGCCACAAGGCCCAGTCCACCTCGACGAGTACGGCGAGCCGCTCGAGGCAATCCACACCCCAGGAGGAAGCCAAGACGTCGAGGCCTCGTCAAAAGAAGGCGTGCTCAACCGAATCCTGGCGACGGCTCAAGGTGGGGCCCAAGGGCTCGTGCCGCAGATGGCTGGCCTCAAGGCTCTGGCCCAGGGGGGCGACTACAAGAAGGCGCGCGACGAAGCTCGCAAGGCGGTGGATACGGCCACCGAAGAGGCGGGGCTCGGCTACCAGATGGCGGGGGCTGTGCTCTCGAGCGGCCTTGCTGCGCCCGAGTCGATGGCAGGGCGGCTCGGCGTGTCGGCGGGGCTCGGAGCAGTCGGCGCCGCAGCCGAGTCGGGCGGCGACCTCGGCGAGATGGCCAAGGGGGCCGGAATCGGGCTCGTGGCCGGTGGCGTTGGTGAGGCTCTCGGGGCTGGCGTGCGGAAGCTCGGGGCGAAGCTGTGGAAGGGCGCTGACGAGGCGTTCGCTCGCCAGGCAGACAAGGACATCAAGACGGTCGAGAAGGAGATCGCGTCGCTCGAGGGCACGCTCGGGACCAACGTTCAAAAAGGGTCTCGTTACAGTGAGAACCTGCAACGCGCCATCTCTGGAATCCCCGAAGAGGGCGGTCTTGGCGCAGTCAGCGGAGAGCTGAGGGCCGAAGCGATCGCCGCTCTTCGAGAGCCCGGGGCTCAGGCGACGATGGAGCGCGTTGCGCGGTCGTCGATCAAGAAACTACCTGGACAAGCCAAGACGATCGACGAGATCGAAGCCGAACTGATCGCCAAGAGCGCGGGCGCTGCCGAGGAAGCCGCGAAGCGGACCGCCGACTACTTCGCCACATCGGTATGGAGGGGCGACATCAAAGACAAGCTGGCGAACGTTCTCGCCCCACGCTTCGGGCTCGCGGCGATCGGTGCGGTCTTCGGCGAACTGGCGGGGAAGGCGGCTGGGTTCGAGGGGCACGAGGGAGGGTTCTACGGGTTCGCGATGGGCGGCCTGAACTCGCCAGGCATTCGTCAGATGACCAAGAATCTGGCGCGCTCGAACCGCGTGCGCGTCGCTGTCGCCGAGAAGCTGATCCCCGTGCTGATCACCGCATCGCAGACGATTCGGCATGGAATCGTTCCGACCGCGGCCATCCTCGGGCGGGTGACGCTCAACGAGACGTCGCTCGGCAACCCAGACCTCGCCGCGGAGCAGCTCGCGGCACGCGGTGGTCTCGGCTCAATCCTCGGGGCCCACCCGCCTGACGTCGGCTACCTCACCGGCACCACGACCCCGCAGACACCGCTCGACCAAGCGATCCACCAGACCGTGGGCGTGACCCAGCTGGCGGGCGTGCTCGACACCCACCACACGGAGATCGACAAGGCCGTCTCAGGCTTCCTCGGAGGCAAGTCGGCCGAGAAGCCGAAGTCGAAGCCCCTTCCCGACGGAGTGCACGAGCTCGCGGCCAACCCACAGGCGCTCGTCGACCGCGTCTCGAACAATCTCGGCGGCCTCCACACGGTGGCCCCGGGCATCGCCGGGGGACTGACCGCGGTCGCCCAGCGCGCGGTGCAGCACCTCTCGACCCTCGCCTCAGCGCCGGTAGCGCGGGGCCCCCTGGCGCCGGCCTGGAAGCCCACCCGGAGCGAGACGCGAATCGTCGAACAGGCCTGCGCCGTGATCGACGACCCGCTGATCCTTCTCGAGCACGCCCGCGCTGGCACGCTGACCCGGGCGCACATTGCCGCGGCACAGGCCGTCTACCCGACGTTGACCCGCGCCATCGGCGACCGGGCGCTCGACGCAGCGATCGGCGCCAGCAAGCGCCCGAGCCACCAGCAACGCCAGATGTTGACGCTCCTCACCGGCATCGACGTCGACGGCTCGAGGGCCGCGACCGCTTCGAACCAACGCACGATTCAGGCGCCAAGCACGAAGCCTTCGAACGCTGGGGCCCCGGGCACGGCTGGCGCCGAGAAACTGACCCTTGGCCAGCGCATGGCCCAGCCACACCAACGAGAGAGGACCGAGACATGAGCGACATGCCGGAGCACGTAGACGAGACGGCGGGCGGGCCCATCTGCCGTCACTGCGGCGGGTCCGTCGACAAGGAAGGCTTCTCGACCGGTGGCCTCGTCACGGCTGACACGGGCGAGTTCGAGCCGGTGGGCGAGGATGTCGAATCCGAGGAAACAGAGCAACACGAGGACGTCGAGAAGAAGCGCGCCCTCGCATTCACCGACGCGGTTCGCCGCTCTAGGAGATGACATGGGGACCTACGGAACTTCGCGCCCGCCCACCGAGCGCGACACGATTCACTACCTCAACGGCGTGCCGACCGAGCTGGGCGTGCTCGTCTCGAGCGGCGTGCTCGTAGCGGTGAACAACGCCACGACAGCGAACCCGTTCAACGCGGCCATCACGTGCCCGGGCACGATGCAAGGCACGCTGGCAGGCAAGACGCTCTTGATCCAGCCATCGAGCGCCGGCTTTGTTGCGGTCGGGCTCACGCCAGCACTGACGATCGCAAATCAGTCGGTGGTGCCCGCAGCATTCGGGACCGTCCACGGGGTCGCGCTCGCGGCGACAGAGAAGGCGATCATCCTCATGCGGCCTGACGTCGGGTGGATCCAGTGGATCCCCAGCGGCGGGGCGGGCAATCTCTTCGTCTGGGAGCTGACGTGATTGCCCGCCTTCTCGCTCTCGTCGTGCTGCTCCTCGCGGGCTCGGCGGACTCGGTGGGGTACGGGCGAGGAGGCGGCTTCACGTGCCCCAAGGGCTACGCGGGTGGCGGCTTGGTGCCGTGCTCGAAGCGGGCCTACTTCGAGTTCGCCCCACCAGATGGAGTTGGGATGGATGGCGTTTGTGCATGCGGCCCAGTCACCGGAGCAAGGGAAGAGGCGATTGCGTTTACACGGACAAGTTCTGGCGTGTGCATGAAGTCGTCCACCAGCTACGCGGCGGTCGGGGATATGGTGGTTTGCGCTTCCGGGAAGCCGCGGTCAATGCCGGGAGGAAACGGGACAGGAGGACCCGGGCTACTTGTCGAGTCGTCGCGCACCAATGTTGTGCCCAGGAGCCAAGAGATTGACGACGTCTCGTTTGGTGATTTCACGGCCAATGGTGCGGCGGCCCCGGTCCTCAATGGGGCCGACGCTGCTCTTGCTCCGGACGGCACACTCACAGCCGAGGACTACACTTTTGACGCGACCGCAGCTACGCAGGCCAGCGCCAGAGCGATCGGCGTGCTCACCGCCGCCGCCTATTCTGCTCAAGTGTGGATTCGCGGCACAAGCGGAAGCGGGGCGATGGATGTGTGCATCCAAACAGCTGCAGCGCCAACGGCCACGTGCTCGACATGCTCGTTTGACTCGATCGCCTGGACGCAATGCAAGATTGAAAACGTAACGTCGATAGCTGCCGGCCAACTCTTCATTGGGAACATGACCTATCTCAATGGAGGAACCACACGCACGTCGAATCGCGTCTACGTCTGGGGCGCAGACGCTGAGGCGGGGAAGTACATCACAAGCTACATCCCCACATCTGGAGTCGCTACGGCCAGGTCTGCAGAAACAGCAAAGGTCAACGGGAGTCTGTTTCCTAGCCAATACTCAAAGGCCGCTACGATAGTGGTCCCATGGAGCACATCCACGGGCCCGGCTTTGCCTTCGATATTGATGGGTGAGTACGCCTTAAAAGGCAGCGATCTTTTCTTGCCGTCCATGGCCATTAGGGTTCAGAACGGAACGGGATCGGGATATGTCTCAAAGACCTCTGGAGCCGTGACCGTTGTAGCAGGGACTCCGACCAGGATAGCAGCGTATTCTGGGTATGGAGTCATGTCGATATTTGTGGACGGTAGTCTTTTTTATGGCCCTGCATCTCTGGCTGTGGCGGTTGGTGGATCCTCTGCTACTACCGGGATTGCCGACAATACGGTCGGTGTCAGCCATCTCGATGGAGTCATTAAAAACATATGCTGGGATGCCAATCTTGATAGGTGTAGATAATGATGACCGAACAACTCAGAGCAATGCTGATCGGCGTCGGCGTCGTTGTCCTTGGGGGCACCGGCTTCTACTTGCTCACTCCTCAGCCAGCGACCCGAACAATGGCCGAACTGCGTGACGCCGGGCTCGCCGACGGGCAGTCGCTCATCCTTGTGTGTCCCGAGAAGCTGACGCCGCAGACGAGGCGGCGCATCAACTCGGCGCAACCCGGGTTCCTGCGGCCCCACCAGCTCTACGCTCGAATCGCCCGAGTCGCGAAGTGCTTCACCGCAGACGGAGGCAACTGCTTCCGGCCGCTCGACTGGTCTGTCCGTGTCGCTGATCTCGAGGGCGAAATCGTCGTCCCCTCGTTGCGGCACAACCTCGACGGAGTGGATCTCGACGCGTCGGTGGCCGACGACGGCGGCGATTCGAGCGGCGTCGACGACTCGAATCAGTACCAGCTGACGTCCTGTCGCGCCGACCGCTGCGCCACCTACGACGCTGGAGCCGCTCCAGGCATCCCGTGGCCTGACACCCCGTGTGCCGTCCTCAATCGCCTGTGGGCCGAGACCCCGCCATGCGTCCTCCCGGCGTGCTGGGTAGCTCCAGACGGCGGGTGGGACAGCAAGGCGGGACGAGCCGGTCACCCCGCTGCTCCTGACTGCAAGGCCACCGGACCTCGAGGCCTTCCCGACGGCGGCGCAAGATGGTGGGGCTGTAACGTCCTCCCTGCCGATGTCGCGGTCGGCACCCAGTGCGTTCCAACTGAATGTTCAGTATTGGCTGGCGACGATCCACCCGACGTGCTCGGGGGGCTGTGATGGACCTCGCTGGCCTTGCCGACGCCCATGGCGTTGGTGCTCTCAGCGGCATTCTCGGAACGCTCTTGATCAAGGAGATCGTCGGGCGCCTCCTCCGCCGCGTCGAGATCCGCTCCGTCGAGGTTGTGCCGCAACGAGGCAACGAGAGGATCGAGACGGAGTGGGACAATCGACACGAAGCCCTGATCAAGCAGCTCCTGGATCACGTCGCTGGCGTGCGCAGCGCGATCGAGGTCATGGGCGAGCGCATGGCCAATCACCAGGCGTCAACAGGCGAGACCAAGATGCGCGTCGACGAGCACGGCGAGCGAATCAGCGCCCTCGAGGTGATTCAGGCGGAGTTGCGCGCTAGAATCGAGTACATCGGAGCAGCTAATGACTGAAGAAGAACGCGCGAGCTGGTGCTTGAGAATACACGGCGAGATCTTCACGACGCTGCCGTTTATCTCGATCTCGTCCACACACCTCGTGCTCGCGCACCTTGCGCTTGAGAGCGGCTACGGCACGGCGAAGGCTGCTCGCCGCGGGAGCAATCTCGGCAACATCACCTCCGGACCCTACTGGCTCGGCCCGAAGTGGACCGACATCGGCGGGGACACGGACAAGGACGGAGCGCGCATCACCCAGACGTGGCGGATCTACGACACTACGTCCGAGTTCTTGGCCGACTACTGGCGCTTCCTCGGTCCGGTCGCAAACGGGGGCCGCTACCTCGAGGCGCGCAACGAGCTCGAACGCGGGCATGCCGAGCCGTTCGCCCGTCTCCTCGGCAAAGCCCGCTACTACGAGCTCGACCCCGACGAGTACGTGCGCCGGCTCCTCTCGGTGCTCGGAACCGTCACGAAGATTCTGTCAGCAGCTCCACCCGCAGCACCAAAGGAAACGTAGATGGACACCACGAAACCTCTTCTCAGCGGCACTGCCGCCACGATCGTCGGCACGATCGGGCTTGCGCTCGCAGCAATCTCTGTCTCCCTCCCGCCTCCCTGGGGCTTCGTCGCCGGGCTCGCCGGCTTCCTCTGCGCCACCCTCGCCGGGTTGTCGGCCCGCCCGCCCGCCGCGGTCGAGGGCAAGCCGGTGCTTCAGGGCGCCGCGCTCGCGATCGTCACCACGCTCGGCGGGCTCCTCGTTCAGTTCTGGGCGCTCGTGCCCGCGGGGTGGCCGCAGTCGTTCGCCCTCGCCGGCGCCGCGCTGATCAGCTGGCTCACCGGGCACGCCCTGCCGATGCTGGGCTCGACCCCTGGGGCCCCTGCCTTCGTCGACGCAACGAACACGCCAATCTACGGCGGAGCTCGCGGCGCGGCCGACGTGCTGACCCGGGCGGGCCGGTGACCCGCGCCGTCATCGCGCTGGCGCTCGTCTCGCAGCTCGCCCTGGGGGCTGAGCCGGTGGTGGACGGTGGCCTCGTGGCCGTGCCCGTCGAGAGCGCCACCCTGCACCCGCTCGACGCGCCCACGGCGCCGGTGGAGGTCGGGCCCGGCGTCTACCTGCCAGAGCCCCTGGCGGTCAGCGTGGCCTCGAAGGTGGCGGCCTATGAGGCGGCGAGGGCCTCGCAGGGCCCCACCGTCTCGAGCCCCGTCGTCTGGCTCGTCGTCGGCGCGATCGTGCTGGGCGTCGGCGGCGGGTTCGCGATCGGCTGGGCGGCGCGGCCTACCGCCGCCGCACAGTAAGTAGGCCCTCAGACCCGGTGCCGCTCGATCGGCCCGGGTCCTTTCGTGTCTCGAGTTCGGACGGTGTCCTCGAATCGGACTCGCGAATTCGAGCGGTTGCGTAGCCATGTCCGAAAACACGACAGTCAGCGGCGGTGCGTCGGTGCGCAATCGTGCGTAATGTCGAAGTAAAGACACTGGCATTACGTGTGCAATCATTGTGTTCCGTCACCAACCGGGAGAACGCAATGATCACCGAACTGAAGAGCCGCACCTATCGCACCACTCACGAGCTGCCAGCCAACGTCACCCTCCCCGAGCGCGCCGACGACGCGCTTTACCCTGTCACGCTGGGCGTCTCTGAGGACGGGCGGGTCGCCGTGGCCTACTGGGACGGCGGTTGCTGGGCTGGCTCCACCTACGCCGAGATCGACTCGGGGCTCACTCCTGAGGTCGTGGCGCTCTATCGCCGAGTCCACTGACCCACCCGCCCGACTCCGGTCGGGCACCATCCTCTGCCGCCGCTCGCCGGCAGAGGAGGAACACCACGCGAGCACGGGAGACGAATCATGGCGACCGCAGCCGCAACGCACACATGGATCACCGACGGAATCCGAATCGACGTCTGCTGCAACGGCGGCAACGTCTACCTACCCTCCGACGACCAGGCTGACTCGAGCACGGCGCCGAAGGCGACCTACGAGGTCGCTGACTACGACGAGGATGGCAACGAGGAATGGATCGTGCTCGTCGGCGGTCGAGCCACCACGGACAAGCTGGTGCCAATCCGATGACCGCCAAACGCCGCGGCAAGCCGATCAACTTCCGCCTCGACCCAGAGCTCGCCGCGGCCGTCGAGGCAGCCGCGCGAGCCGAGCACTGCACTCTCGCCGAGTGGTGGACGAGGGCAGCACGGCAGAGGCTCGAGTACCATGACGAGGTGATGCGGGCGCTCCGGGCTGCGCATGCTGCGCCGCTCAGCGACACACCTCCGTGAGCCAGTCGAGGCGCACCAGCGGAAGCGGCGTGGTGGGGCGCTCGCGAGGTGGAGGCGGTACCGGTGGAGGCTCCCACGACGTCTCGAGCCACTCGTCGCCGACCACCTGAATCGCCCCGCAGACGCAGACGTCGACGCTGGGGGTCGAGAGACGGCCGCGGCGGTGGACGTGGCTCACGGCGCGGCCTCGAGGGCCTGGTCGAGGAGCACCGCGCAGCTGGGGCATGTAGGCCTATTCGATGGCGTGAGGCCAGAGCTCACGTCGAGCATGCCTGTCACTGAGTCATGCATCTCACGAAAAAACCAGCCGCACGCCGGCTCTCCAAAAGGCAGGTCATTCCAGTCTTTACCGGCCAGCTCAGCCAGCGCTCGCTTGGTCAGGTGCCTCACGGCGCGAACCTCGGGAACGAGATCGCCCAGACCCACGGGTTCGCCTCCCATGAGCCGGGGCCGTTGATCGACTCCCAGAGGTCCTCGTATCCAGCTCGGTAGAGGTTCGGGCTCCAGTAGCCAGGCTCGGCCTTGAGGTCGTCCGGGGTTATCGTGCCATGGCCGACGACCAACATGGGCGCGCCCTCGGCACATGCGTCCTCCTCGCTGATCTCCTGCAGCCGCTCGATCCGCACCTCGGTGATCTCGAGAGTGATGCGCGAGGCCTTGCGAGGCATGAAGATCGACGGCCGCCAGCCGTCATGCGCGTATGGGTCGTGCACCGGATGATTGGCCCGGTAGTAGTATCGATTGTGCTTGGTGCGATAGACGAACGTCTCCTTGACCCACAGCCGATCGCCCGGACCTCCGTAGGGGCAGGTCTTCGTGATGTCTCTGTTGCCGATGGTACGCCCTCTCTCCTTCACGGCGCGACTTGTGACGTAGGCCGCGATCCCAAACGCTCCGACGTCGCGAACGTCGGTGTCTTTGACGATGCGCCGCGTCTGCGTCTTCATCCCAGCGAGATAGGCGCGCACCATCGGCGCCGAGAACAACAATGGTCGCTCTTTCACGGCGTCCGTCCCTCGGCAATCCACGTCCTCCGCAGCTCGTCGACGTGCCAGTCGGCGAGTTTCTTCGCCTCGCGGAGACCCATTGCTCGCCCCGTGAGCACGTGGGCGGCGTCCTCCTCCTCGACGATCTGCGAGACGACGCTCCATGCCTCCGACCCGGTGGCGGCGAAGACCTCGAGCGTTTGCACAATCTCGGCATCATCTCCGAGCGTGAGCGTGCGCCTGTGGATGCGGCCCTCGTGCCAGGCGGCGGGAGTCATGGCGCGCCTCCCTTCGCCTTGGCCAGTGCGGCGCGAGCGCGCTCCCAATCCAGGACGCTGCGCCATTCGGGTCCAGGGCAGACCACAGCTTCCAGCGCCGTCACCAGCTCGGAGACGAGAGCACGCGCGGAGTCGCGCTCCTTCTGTGCTCGGGCCAGTCTGCACTGGAGCGATCCGATCTTCTCGTCCATCGCATCCATCTCTTCGGCTTCTTCGGGCCTCATAGACAAGCCTCCTTTGCCTTTCTCAAGACATCTCTGGCGGCGTCGCACGTATCTTCGAAACCCACCTTGCTCGCGAGGCGCTCTAGCCTAGCCAGTACTGCTACCAGCTCGGCGACAAGCGCCCGAAGCCTCGCCAGCTCCGGCCCCACCTGACCCTGGATGCGGTCGAGATCCGCGATCACCTCGTCACGGCGGGCAACCGCGGCGTCGCGCTCCTTCTCGGCCTCCTCGGCCCGCGCCTGCGCCGCCATCAACCCCGTCATCAGCTCGGTACCAAGCTCACGCGCGTTGTCGCGCTCGGCCTCAGCCTTCTCGGCGCGGTACCTTGCCGCATTGGCGAGATTTCCTGCCTCATGGATCGCCTTCATCGCCCGCTCGTCTGGCGGAAGTCCGTGCCACAGGGCTAGACCCGCCTCGAGCTTCTCGAGCGCCAGGGTGGTGGCGAGGAGTTCGGCGCGACGAACGAGGACGTGGTTCGGGTACTCGGCGACGTAGGTGTGTGGGTTATCCGTGTGCTTCGGCATGTCCTCCACGTCCTTCGTCGTCATCGGCTTCGCGTCGGCGCTCATTGTCAATCCTTTCCGAAAGCGAGAACTCGCTCGGCCTCCATCTCGATCACCATTTCGTCTGGCACCCACTGGAACGCCCTCTGCAGCGCGGCGCGCAACTCATCGCGCTCCAGTGTCGTAGCGAGGAGTTCGTCGCGGTCGACAAGCACAGCCCCAGGAATACCTCCGTCTTCGTCTGCGTGGGCCTGGAGGGCTTCCACGTCCTTCGTCGTCAATACCTTCGCGTCGCTCATGACTTCTTCTCCAGCCACTCCGGATTGTGCTGCTTCACCCACGCCATGAGCTCCTCGACGCGTGCACGTGCTGACTCCAGCGCCCGGGTCGTGGCCGAGATTCTGTCGCCTTCAATCACCACCTCGTGCCCGAGAGGCCCAATCTTGGCGGCCCAGTGCTGGCCGAGAGCGTATCGCCAGCCCTCGACCTCGGCCGTCGTCAACGGCTTCGCGTCGGTGCTCATCGCCCACCCCACTGCCAGCCGCAGGCGTCGAGCTCAGCCCGGGCGCGTTCGAAGGCGTCGCGCATAGGCTGATAGGTCACCTCGGAATGGTCGGAGGCCTCCACCAGTGCAGCCAGCGCCTCGGCGAGCGCTGGGGCCTTCGCGATGAGCTTGGCATTGGCCATGCCCTCTGGCGTGTCAATGCGATGCATGGCCGCGATGTTTGAGTTGGTTTCGCTCTCGATCCAGGCTGCGCGACCGACTGGACCAGTCACCTCCCACGGCCCTGGCGTCCACGGCTGTCTTGTCTCGTCTGTCATTGCGTCCTCCCATAGAAAATGCCGCCCGCGCGTAGGACCGGGGGAAGCCCCGCGCGCGAGCGACGGTACAACAGGCGAGACAGGCCGGCTCGAACGGCCTTGGGCGCCACGGGGGTCGATGCCCGTCGCCATCTCGCGTGAATCATGGTGCCGGCGTGGGCTTCGGCTGGGGCGTGTCGTCAACAGGCTCCGTCGCGAGCTCTTCCGGCACCTGAAGCAAGCGGCCGGTCTTCTTCGCCACACGCTCCTTCAGCGTCTCTTGCGTGGTATCGATCGTCTGCTGAACTACGTCCCCATCTACGTAGTCGGCGTTGTCGCGCTCGATCGCAGCTTCGAATCTCTCGGATGACATCGGGACCCACTTCAGCGCTCGCCTCGCCACTGTCTTTTTCGCCATCTCGTCGTAGTCAGTGACCCAGGGCCCGTTATTCGCCGCACGGCTTCGAGCGCGAATCGCGTCGACTTGTGCCCGGTTCATCAACTCTACGTGGACTCCTCCGTCTTTGAGCTTGATGACGCAATAGACGTACTTCAGTGGCCCCGCGTTTCCGTCCAGGTACGGCTCGTGATCGATGATCGTCTCGATGCCTTCCGTGAGGCGGAACTTGTCGCGTTCGCGCACCACCACAGCCCTGATCGATGAGACGTCACCCGAACGATGCGCGAGCTCGAGGAGGCCTCGATACCCGATGATCGGCGTCGCCACGCCCTTGAAAGGCACGAGGTACATGTGCCCGAGCGCGCCACCAGGCTCGAGACCAAGCTCGGCCGAGACGAGCACGCACTGAAGCAGCGAGGTGGGCGAGCATTCCTGGAGATCCGGAGTCTTCGCGACGCAGTTGACCGCGACTCGCATTAGGCGCTCGGCCGTGAGGTGCTTCGGTACGAGTTGGGCGATCATGTCCTTTCGCTGACGGAGAAGGTCTCCGAGGGTTGCCGACGTGTTCTTCTGGATTGCCTGCGCTGCTGGTGTGCTCATTTCGTCTCCCACTTCGTTCGAAAACTGCGTTTGCCGTTCTTGTCGGCCCTGTAGGTGATGATCCCTGTCGGGCTCTCGAGCCCCCCGGCATCGCCGATCGCCTGCATCAGTGCGAGCTTCAGTGCCATGGCTTCGCCCTCCAGTCGCTTGAGGTCGGACTCTACGGCTCGAAGCTCGAGCATGCCGAGGTCCTCGGCCATACTCGCCGGCCGAATCGGGGCCGTGTCGCGAGGAAACTTCGTCCGCAGCCATCGATTCGCCTCGCTGCTCCCGTCGAGCGGCGGCTGCTCACCGCCCACCACGTGTCGGGCCCACCATTGCTGTGCGTACTCGAGCAGCCAGGCCTGGATCTCGAGGTCAGCTTGCGTCTCGTAGATGCGCAGGTCGCCGTCGACGAGCGCGACGAGCCGCATATCAGGCGCGAGAGTCATCATGGATCCACACACGGCGTGCTCCCACTGGAGCTGAAGCAGGTACCCTGGCGGTACGTCGTCTGTCTCGTCCTTCCCCCAAGCGTCGCCTCGTCGCGGGGACTTGATGCTGATGAGCCTGCGACTTCCGCTCGGCGCCGACTCCGAACGAGGGCCAACGCGCTCGAAGCGGTCTGGAGTACAGAGGGCGATCCCGATCATGGCATGCCGCTGGGTGGCGGACTCGACAAGCACGGCGCCGGTACGCGCTGCGTACCACTCCGCGATTCCTGCCTCGAGGTGGGCACCTCGTTCCATGTCTGGATTCGAGGGCCGGACCCACCCCTGCGTCTTTGCCAGCCAGACGTCGAACGGGCTCGAGAACGCATCTTCGCCGAGGATTGCCGCAATCTCGCTCCCTCCGATGCCCGAACGACGCTGCTTAAGCTGCTCTTCCGTCAGGGCCATTGCACCACCGGAGACCTGATGACGTCTTGAAGGCCCTTCACCGCCTCCTGCGTGCTGACTCCGTGCTCGTGCGCGAGCTCTTGTGCCACCACGAGGACGATGCGACTCAGCGCGAGGTCTCTTGCCAGGTCGCTCGGCGGGTTTCGCACCGTGCGGAAAAGCACTGCTGCTTCTCGAATAGTCATCGTCGATCCCTTCTGTGAAATCGATCTCCGGGAGCCAACTCGCCGCACCGGCTGCAATGAAAGTACACCGAAAGAGCTGGGTTGATCCATGGGTGGTGTGAATGACCGAACAGACGACACAGCAATCGTCTCCATGCGTTCATCGATCCTCCAAGAGTTCCCTCCTGCGTTCGCAGCTCGCCTCTTCGTACACGTCATCGACATAGTGACAATCCGGGTCGTAGTTGTCCTCGACCCGGTAGAGAGCCCGAATCTCCTCCTCGTCCGTGAGCACCACTGGTGTCGTCGATCCCACCAGCGTCGCTCCGGCCACCTCGCCGGCCGAGACCTCCACTTCGACCGCGAGCACCTTCCATGCGAGGTCAGGCTCGGAGGTGACCAGTGGCAGCGGGCGCTCGATTTCGAGCGTGGCGGTGCCGGTCACGAAGACCTCGAAGCGGCTCATGGCGCGGACTCCGGGTTAAGGGCCTTGAAGCACCTGGTAGCGTCGCAGGGCTGGAGCTCCCAGACGCACCCACGGCAGCCAGTCGGTGGCGCGACCTCGGAGCATGGAGACGCCGTGTGGACCTCGTACAGGCCAGTCGTGAGAGTCGAGTGGATGGCCACCAGTTCTATGGCTGTGTGGGCGAGCTCCATCGGGTCGCTCGCCTCGACCGAGAGAATCGGCTTGCGAGCCGGAAAAAAACACATCGCGATCTCTGCCACCCCGCGACTCACCCTCAGCCAAGCCTCATCCTCCGAGCGCTCGCCGCACCACTGAGCGAAGAACCCCATCTCAGACGACCGCGCCCGGATCACCTCCATCTGCTGATACGTGAATTTCATGACCTGCCCTCCTTCTTCCACGGCAAATTGAGACTCACGAGCGCCTGCCGACGACCGGCCAGGTACCGCTCCCACAGGTGATTCAGCACCGCGCGCCGACGTGCGAGCTCGGCGGCGGAGGGACCTCGGGTGCTGCGCACGACGCGGACGGTGCTCATGGCTTCGACCCCGTTGCCGCCAGCACCTCGTTGATCAGCTCAGAGAGACGGGAGCGTCGAGCCTTGACCCGAGCGACGACCTCAGGCCGCACGTCGTGTGCTGCCAGAGCCGAGACCGCGTGCGTCTCTGCGGTCATGAGTTCGGACAGGTAATAGAGCGAGCTCGACCGCTCAGCAGCCACGTGATCGCCGAGAAGCCGATCGCCGCGGTTCGTCGGGAGCGTGTCACAGGCTTCGCGCGCGAGCCGAAGCGCCTCCCGGTCTGCAAGCCAGAGCTTCCACCAGCGCTCAGCCGATGGCAGGTGATCGTGAAGCCACGTCGGTGTTTCGTCGGATGGCTTCGATCCGGCAGAGGCCCTGAGAGCCAGCATCCTACCGATGTCCGTCCCAGAGACGAACCACTGCTCTTTCTCCACTGCGTATGCAGCTCGGATTTCTCCCGCGAAAATTGCCGAAATCAGGTCACTAGTGCTCAATCCCAACTTGCTCGCTGCGTCAACCAATGAGTGCGTGAATTCATTCTTCATTTTGGAGCCCCCTCCAACGTGTTTTCGCGGCTTCGTCTCCGAGAGACGACTCGCCACACTACGCCACCCATCGCCCGCTGCGCCGGCCTTGCGACCGTGAAAACAGAGTACCCCGATAGATTCAGAAAGGCAAGGTCTTGCGCTCAAAAAATAAAGGCGTACTCTGAGGGTATGCAAAAACAGACAGATGGCAGAGTCTTGCGCGGTCAATGGAGGCGGAGGGCCTGGAAGCTCGTTGCTGAGGCCATCGTTTCTTCTGGGGTTCTCGAACGGCGCGAGGAGAATGGGCTGACTCACGACACGCTGGCCGAGATCCTGGCATTCACGCTGCGGCGGGCGAGGGGACTTGGTGGCCCGCCTCCTGGAGGGGTGAGGTCATGATGTTCGACAGCAATGTCCGAGATGAGCGGCTTCTCGCGGCGAAGATGGCCTTCGTTGTCCTCCGTTCCACCGACCGCAAGCCGCTCGCTGTCGGACGCGACGCTGAGGCCATTGCCCGGCTCGCCCGCCGAATCCAGCCAGCCTCGGGCGAGTGGCGCGCAGTCGTCGAGAGGAGGGGACGATGAGCGGCCCCGTCATCACCTGGGCCTCCGATTGGGCCCGCGTCGAGACCAAGCCCGTCGTCAACCGCGTCGTCACCTGCCACGACTGCGGCGGACTCCGGTACTCCAGCGACGGCCCCCACGCGCCGAGGTGGCTCGATGGGCGGCGCGTCGATTGTCGCCTGCGGGAGGTGCGACCGTGAAGCCGCTCGTCCTCTGGCATGGCGGGGTTGGCGGTCTCTGGCGCGGCGCCACCATCAAGCCCGACATGGCCGAGCATCGCTACGTCGAGGGCTGCCCGCACTGCGAGGCTCAGCGCAGCGGGACCTGGGCTCCCGGGCAGGATCTAGGCACTCCTTCGGGCTACGTCTACGCGACCTCTGATCGCGAGTACGCGCGCTACTACGCCTCTCGCGCGGTGCGCGGCACGCTCTATCGAGTCGAGCTCGTCGACCCCGAGCCATCGAACGAGGATCCGTTTCCGAGCTGGCGGGGCACCAGTGCCCGAGTCCTCGAGGTGAAGGAGCGCAACGTCACTCTCACCTGGATCCAGAGGCGGAGGCTCTTCCTCCGCTGGGGCGGAACTGAAGACGAGTTCGACGCAATGATCGCGAAGGTACTGGCGGGGGTGCGATCGTGATCCTCCCCTGCGAATGCCCCTCGCCCGCGCACTGCCTCGAGGCCACGGGAGGTTCGGCCATGAGCCTCCGCGACATCGATGCCGCGCGGGCGCTGATTGGGGAGGGCCGGTCATGAGGACCTGCACATCCTGCGGAGGAAGCGGTCGCTACGACAGCGACGGATCACCGCCGTGCTCGGCCTGCAACGGCAGGGGATCGGTCGAGGATTGCGACGAATGCGACCTGGCGGCCGACGAGATGGCGCGGCTGCGTCGCGAGCTCTCCGAGGTGCGCGCGAAACTCGAGGAGGCCAAGCGCGCGGCGTTCGTCGCCTGGTGGGAGATCTGCGCTACTCGGAACTGGGGATTCGATCCCAGTGCCGATCACGTGCAGGCGATCCTCGTCCGAGGCCGCAAGGAAATCCTTCCGTGGATCAGCCAGCTCAGCCGCGGGAAGGGCCAGTCATGACGCCTATAGGTACCGCCCTGACTGCCGCAGTGCTGGCGGGACAGGCCGAAGCCTCGCTCGCCCGAGGCCTCAAATTCGTGCAGCTCGTCGTCCCTCGTCCATGCACAGGGCGACTACGGATGCGCGTGCTGGGCGGCGCCAAGGGCATCAAGACGCTATGGGGCGAGGTCTGCTGCGAAAACGCGGACGGCCACACCGTCGTCTACGTCGACGCGGTGGATCTCCTCGCCTGGCTCGCCGCGTACGCCGGGGTTCGGGTCGAGGCGAGGCCATGAGGGGCCACCTCGTCTGTCGATGCTGCGCGTGTGGCAAGGAGAAGGGCACGCGCGACCCGAACGATGGATGGTGGGTCGCCATGCCGCGCGGGCGGCACATCTTCGCCCTCGACTACTGCCCTGACTGCGCCGTGGGTCTGCTCGTGCGCTCCGACGAAGTGCAGTCTAACCCGCGCGCCTTGGCTGGCTCTCGCGTCATCCCGGTCCTGTGGCTCCGTGGGATGCTGATGGCGCTGACATCGGCCACTCAGGGGTTCGAGCCGCGCGAAACGATCGGCTGGAGACACGCGGAGAAGGTGGCGAAGCTGATCGATCAGAAGCTCCCGAAGGCTCTGCCCTGCCGAGAAGTCGGTTTCATCCCCGGCGAAATCGAAGTGACAAGCGTCAAATGATTGACGCTCACGGTTCAGTCTTGCAGAGTTCGCTCCATGTCCGGTTGCCGCCCGACATCACCTGACTCCATCCCGATGGTAGGGAGCCCCGGCCCGCGCGGTGCGGCAACATTGCGCAGTGGCCGGGGTATTTTTCATGAACTGGTGCGATGAGAGGTATGTAAAACTCTACACGCGACAGACAGCTACGTGGCGCATGTGGCCTTGGCAGGGCCGCTGCGTCTTCCCTCTCCTCCTCCAAGCATCGAATGGGGCCGGCGTCATCGAGGTCGGAAATCGAGATCCATTGCGCGCCCTGTCGGTGCTGATCATGGTCCCGGTCGAAGTGGTCGAAGTGGCAATCGAGGCGCTGGTCGACGACGGAACCCTCGAGGTCGTTCCTAGCGGGTACCTTATCCCACACTTCATCGAGGCCCAGGAAGCTACGAAAACTGACGCGAGGCGTAAAAAAGACCAAAGAGAGCGGGAGCGAACGAAAGCACGCGAAACTACTGGAGGCGATGTCACGCGCCGTCACGCGCCGTCACAAGATGTCACGAGCTGTCCCCCTCCAGCCCAGCCCAGCCCAGCCCAACCACCAGCCCAACCACCAGCCCAACCACCAGCCCAACCACCAGCCCAGGGGTTCCAGGGGGTCGCTGACGCGCCCCCGCCCGTGGCGCATGGGGAGCTCTTCGGATCGCCTCCTCCGGAGAACAAACCGCCGAAGTCGCCGAAGCGCTCGAAGGCACCCCCGACCGACACGCCTGAGGTCGACGCCCTCCGGGCCGCGTGGAACGAGCTCACCGCCCCGCCGCTGCCGAGGTGGGAGGCTGGGCGGGTCAACGAGGCGACCGCAGCCCTCGCCAGGCGCCCTCTGAGCCAGTGGCGGGAGATCTTCGCCAGGATCTCCGCCAGTGCCTTCTGTCGCGGCGAGGCCGGAGGCGACCGAGGGTGGCGGGCGGACATCGACTGGGCACTTCGGGCCGGTGGGTCGAAGCCAGAACCGGCCCTGAAGGTCCTGGAAGGCGCGTACGACGACCGGGGCTCTGAGGTGGGCCTTCGGGGCACCGGACCCGTCAAAGCCGTCGTGACGGTCAACGAGGGGGCTTTCTGATGCGATCCCTGACCGACATCGAGGTCGACATTCGAGCCCTTGGTCGCCCCGCCTTCGACTGGTCGCCTCGCACCAAGGCGGCCATCAAGGCCTGGGAGGACGCGAACCCGGCCCTCGCCGCCAGGTACGTCGAGCTCGCCGCCGAACGAGCCGAAGCCGACGCCGCCGCCCTTGCTGCGTACAAGGCGCAAAGACTGCGCCCACAGCTACCCACCATCACCGAAAGCGCCGCAGCTGCGGCCACCGAGACCGACGCGTTGCGTGGCGTCCGTGGCTGGCTCCAGGGCTCAGAGCGCTGGTGTCTCGTCCTCGGCCCCGTCGGCACAGGCAAGTCAGTCGCGGCCCGCTGGGCAGTCTCCCAGGTGCTCGATACGGGCCGATGGGCCTTCATGACGTCCGCCGTTAGAATCGCCCAGCTCTCCACCTGGGATGACGCGGGGGAGCTCGACCGACTCGAGCGCGCAGACCTCTTGGTCATCGATGACGTTGGCGCAGAAGCCGAGAACGACCACGCGCGCGTGACGCTGCGTTCGCTCCTCGACACGAGACACGACCGGGGGCGACGTACGCTCCTGACTTCGAACCTCTTGGGCGGAAATCTGTCTCGATGGCTTGGGGCTCGCATCACGGATCGAATTCTTTCCAGCTACGTGCGCGTCGAGACGTCAGGGGCCTCGATGAGAAAACCAACCAACGCAGCACCGAAGGAGAAACCATGACCTCAGCAACAAAAAGTCAAGCAGCAACCGAAGCAGTTCCAATTTCTGCCGAGCAGATGCGGCAGCTTCTGATCGCAGTGTATGCCGACCCCGAGGAGGCAGGCGCCGTCTCAGTCTCCGAAGCGCTCGAGAACGTTGCGCGCTGGGCGGGTCTCGACGAGAAGGACGAGGAAACAACACCATGACAGCAGCGACCACAGCAACGACAACCGAAGTCGCGCCCCTCTCCCTCGAGGAGATGCGCAGGATGCTGAACGGCTGCAACGTCACTCCCATAGAGCGCGAGCGCGCCATCGCAACCGCCGCAGGTCCCGAGCGGGTGACGAACTGGATCCTCGCCAAGGAACGTGAGGCGGGAGTGAAGGTGATTCCCGCGCTCGAGACGGTGGGCGCGGCGTTCGGAGGTGGCCAGTGAACCCTGCGTCCGATTCCTGCGACTTGTGGTGTGAATGGTGGCGCAGAACGCGGGCCGAACTCATGACCGAATGCACTCGATGCGGAATCAAGATCTTGCGTAGCCATCTCATAGGTGGCGTGTGTCGCGACTGGGTTAGGTGCGACGAGACGCTTGCGCGGTGCGAAGTTGGAGGTGTCAAGTGAAGCCAAGGTGCCTGTGGTGCGGCGAGGTGCACGGGACCGAGATCGTCCAGGTGGGCGACATGAAGGTCACGACCTGCCCAAAGCTCGGCACCAAAGATGGCGCCATGTTCGCGCTCATCCAGGAGCAGAATCCGGTTGCAATAGTGCGACTCGAGGACGGATCTCAAGTGGTCGCCCATGCGTCCCCGGGGCTCGAGGTGCGGCCGTTCGGCGCCGAGGACCTCGACGAGAGAGGGATGCCGAGGTGGAAGCCATGAAGCCCGAGGAAATCGCTATGTGCAGAGATGCACTGCTCGAGAAAGGTGTGCCGCAAAAGACCGTCGATGCGTTCGTTGGGCTGCATGAGCGGGTTCGCGTTATTGATGTAACCCATCTGCTCACATACCATCGAGCTATTTCTGGGGACCCAAACGTCGAGGCTGAGGTGTGGGCCTCGCTGTGGAAGAGCATTGCAACCAAGCTCGATGAGAACGGGCTCTACGCAAAAACGATGATCAGCACCCATAATCTCGATGCCGCAGAATACGCCCTGAAGCTCTACGTGCTCACGCCACCAGAGTGGACTCCGCCCGCCAAGGTGCAGCGATGATCAGCGACCGGCTTGAGCGTCTCGAGAAGGCGTTGGCGATCATGGGCTGGCAACGCCCGCTTCTCGTCGTGGATGTTCCGGTGCGGCTGGTCAACACCAGCAACGGCCGAGAGCACTGGCGGGCCACGGCGAAGCGGGCGAAGACGGTGCGTGCGCTGGCTAGGAGCCTCATCAAGCGTCGAGTCGTGCCGCTCCCATGCTCAGTCCGCCTCGTCTACGTCGGCCCGCGCCATCTCGACGACGACGGCGTCGCGAGCGCGGTGAAGAGCCTTCGTGACGGCGTGGCAGACGCGCTCGGGGTCGACGACCGGGACCCGAGCGTGGTTTGGGTGCCGGACCAAGAACGCGGCGGGGTGCGCGAGTACGGGGCGCGCGTGGAGATCTACTTGGGTTGACACGAGATCTTGTCTGTGAGACTCTTTGTGCTGCATGAGCCGGACCGAGCTACAGCAGCACGTTGACACCTCGTCTTCGCCGTGGCTGAGGACGCAGTTGTTTTTCGCGTCCCTCTCGGAGGAGACGCGCAAGTCGCACTTCGGGCAACAGCATCGAGAGTGGGTGCGCGCGCTGCTCCTGAGAGCTCAGGAGGCCGGTCTCTACACACCGGAGCCTACATGAGCGACCCCCCGAAGCCCGCGCCAGCACCCGAAGCCAACCGCATCGCCTCCGTTCGGTTCTCGGAGTCGGTCCCGTTCAACGGAGAGGCGCAGTCGGTGGCCGCTCCAGACGTCGCCATCGTGCCGGCCCGACTGGAGCCTGACGGTCGCGCGGTGCCAATCGAGAAGGGCCAGATGCCGGTCGGCCTGCTTCTGACTCGCAAGGTCTTCGACCGCGTCGCGAATCGGCCGCGCATGGAGCGCGTTTTTGTGCCGATGGCGCTCGTTCGCGGCATCGTCTACGGGGAATGATCTGTGGCTCCTGCGAACAGGACTAAAACAGACAATCCGACCAGAGGCACAAAGCACGACCCGCCGACGAACGCATGGGTCAAGGGCGTCAGCGGCAACCCTCGAGGTCGACCTCCGATGTCCGACTCCGAGAGACGAGCAAAGGAGCTGCTCTTCTCTGCGGCCCCGAGCGCAGTCGAGGCGTTGATCGCCACCTTGAAGTCTCCAGACGAGGCGGTGAAGGTCCGGGCTGCGGCGACCAT